CCCATCTTTGTTCGTTGATAGAGAACTATATTCCATGGCTTATATTATTCCACGTGTTGAAGAAGCTCTTCCAGCTTTATTCGTTGCTGGTGTTGGTTGCGTTGCTGGTGCTGCAATCAACAATGGTGTGCGATTGGTGAAGTGGTGGTTCGGTAAATCAAGAATTGAGTTGCTTGCTGAGGAGGTATTCAAGAATCATGATCAAAGTGATACTGGGGTATCTGCTAGTGCAGAAATGATGGCGAGTGCTGGTAGAATGGCTCCTAGGATCCGGAGACGAGTTCGTGGGGTTGCTGCTAGTAGCTATGCGTTGCAAGCTTATTTGAAATTCGGACAGCGTAAGAAATCCGAAGCGAACGTAATAGTCACACGTAAGTATATTAGTGACTTGTTGTCTGAAGAACCTGACATGAGAATCCGGGATAAAATAGAGATAATGGATACCGCAACTTTTTTGAGTTTCATACCGTCTGAATCATCTCAATTATGCGGGGCTTTCGAAAAGACTGAGGCATTCTCCAAGCGTATGCTTGGGGAATTTGCCTCCCTATAGGGGTGCCTACACGTTGGTGAGGGGGTGTCGAGTGGTAAGACAAAACTTGTTATACACCCCCGTTTGCGCGTCGTTAGACGTGAGGGCGCTTCTAGTAGTGTTAAAACTAGGAAGTTTTTCCGGCTCAGTGGGATTAGTCCGCCCATAGTCATTGAGCCTTTTAATAACTGTATCGATACCTTGGAGAGGGCTGTTAACGAAAGGGTTTTCTTTGTTAAAAACAGGGAAGGTCAATACGTAGAGCCTCCTAAACCAAGTTATAAGCATTTCACTCGCACTATGACCGCTGCGGGAGAAGCTGTTGTGAAAAATGTGTCTAAGACCACCCCGTTGAGCCGTTTGGCGTTCGTCGAATCGTTCCGGGGTCGCAAGCTCATTAATTACACCAACGCTTACCAATCTATCCTTAACAGGGGGTTTAGATTGGATAAGGATGCTAAGATACGGGTGTTTGTTAAGTGTGAGAAAACCGACCACACAACCAAGGTGGATCCGGTTCCCAGAGTGATATCCCCTAGAGATCCCCGCTATAATATAGAAGTGGGTAGGTATTTGCGCAAGATTGAAGAACGCATTTTTAAATCTATAGGTATTATGTTTGGGCATGAAACTGTTATAAAGGGGTTCGATGCTGTTAAATCAGCTGCTATACTTTCTGAAAAATGGAACATGTTCTCAGATCCAGTCGCTATTGGGCTGGACGCAAGTCGATTTGACCAACATGTGTCAAAACCCGCACTACAATTTGAGCATTATGTGTATACTCAATGTTTCGCTCATAAGCATCATCGCGATAGTCTTTCTGTGCTATTGAAAGCCCAGTTGGAAAATCGTTGTGATGGTTACACTCCCGATGGACATCTGCATTATAAAACGGACGGAGGACGTATGAGCGGGGACATGAACACCAGCCTCGGGAATTGTTTGATCATGTGCTGTATGATCTACTCGTACCTCAAGGAACTCGGAATAGAAGGACACCTAGCCAACAATGGCGATGATTGTGTTGTTTTTATGGATAAAAAGAACATTGAGATGTTCCAATCAGGGCTCTTTGAATGGTTTGAGAAAATGGGGTTTAACATGACAATGGAAAAACCCGTTTACAATTTCGAGGAGATTGAATTTTGTCAAACACATCCCGTGCATAACGGGAATGCTTATATTATGTGTCGAAATCCACACACGGCGTTAGCTAAAGACACCGTCTTGTTGAAACCTGCTGAAACTGTTCAACTTAAGCAGGAGTGGATGGCAGCTGTTGGTAAAGGAGGCCTCGCCCTCACTGGGGGTCTACCCGTGTTTCAGGATTTTTACCAAATGTTCGAGAGGGCTGGTGTAGAACGTGGGTTGAAACTTAACGATGAAGTATTTGGATGGGGAGTGCGCCATATGATTGGAACACTTTGCAACAAGTACAGACCAGTTGAGCCTTACACACGTGCTAGCTTCTATTGGGCTTTTGGTATAACACCTGATGCGCAGATCGAGTTGGAGAAGGTTTACAAGGGCCTCACAATAGATGTTGGTAGGACTGACCAGTTGTTCTACCGACATGATCTATGTCTTAAAGGTTAACTGGATGGGGTTGTGGGCTGTAGAGGAGTCAAAACGTTTCCTGGTAGGACGGATGATCAGATGGTTAAGGTTATGTCAACACTTTGGAATCGGAGGGTTACCTTCCGTAGTCGATGAACTCGGCGTATCCAGAAGCCATGCTTCGTGATTGTTGTTGATAGACAGTAAATCCTTAATTCGGGCGGTCAATGGTCCAACCGTGGTGTAAACATTTACGTGCTAGAAAGAATGCCGAACGACTGCACGGCTCCGCCATTAGGTTGCCCACAATGAACAGTCTCAGTTAGGTTGGCTGGGATCCCATATACAACCACTTATGTTTTTAGTTCCCGCTATAATAGCCGCGGCAGTTATAGAGTACGGTAGTGCAATTAAAGCTACAGAAAACCAAAATCTCAGAGGAAACATCACGCCACAGCCCCCACCCAAACCGCAAGACGACGGTCCCAGGGTTGCTCGACCTCCTAGACACTCTGAAGACGTGGACGAACAGGATATGACCGATAAACAGTTGGTGGTGTTCGGAACTGACCCCAAGAGTCCAGGTATTATTTCATATACAGGCGATAAACAAGTTCAAGAATACTTACCTTATAGCCAGATAGCACAATATTCAAAGCAAGATATTGCTAAATCACCAATTGTGCGTCAGGCTTGCGAATACGCAGTTTTAGCAGCTTTCCCCGCTTATACGCCTAGTTTCATATCGAACACAGCTATAGAACTCTGTTTTAAAGCAATTCATACGATCACGGTTAACGGTCTAGAATTACTAGAAACCAACGTCGTTGAAGCAGTTAAAAACTTGTGGTCTAAAATGAAAGGATCTGCTAAAGCTCAATTACCTTGGAAAATGGCCAAGAAAGCAGCACGTGCTTCTACATCATCTGTGCGGGAAGTTATGAACAGGCAGGTACCTGTCCGTAATTCGAACTCTTTAAATTCACAGTATGTAAGCGCTCCTGCTGCCCAGTCCATGGTCACCGGCCGGTTAGGCCAACCCCGTATTCGCAACGGTCGTAGAGGAGTTACTATTACCCACTCCGAGATGTTGAACACACTAACAGCATCGTCCACAGCAAATGGTTACAAAGCTATTAATTACACTATCAATCCTGCCAAAGCGGATGTGTTTCCATGGCTGAGCAACATAGCCACATCATACGACAAATACAGGATGAGAAAATTGAAAATTACCCTCAACACGATACAACCTACTACAGTGGCTGGTAAATTTGGTATTGGTTATGATCCCGACTCAACAGATGATCTGCCAGTTGACAGAACTGAGGTGTATGCCATGTATAAACACATGGAATCACCTGTATGGCAATCTATATGTCTTGATATACCCGTTTCCGGTAAAGAGTTGTACTGTAACACTCATTCCGTTTCAGATTCAAAATTAGTGGATGATGGAATGATAGTGTTGTTCGCTGATCTCGTAGCAACCGCCAGCATGCAGCTAGCTGATGTTATTGTTGAATACGAGGTCGACCTATTAGACCCCCAACAAGCGCTATTTTCCACACAATTGGAAACTTTCTTGGGTGTAACGTATACTAATAGGAAGGTGTTGCCACCTTACACTGTGCATGGCCCCAGCTTATCTACAACGGTGATAAGCTCAGCCAACTCCATGTTCCTAGTTCCATCGCCAGGGTATTACTACCTTAGTGTAATGGCCTATGATTCTGGAGCGTCAACACCTGTTATTACATTCACGAACAACACCACTGCCGATATGTATGGATTTAAAATAGGAAGCACAACCAATTGTATTACAATAGTTTACTTTAAGATTTATAGCAATAGTCTCAACGTGGGCTCTGCTGTCATCACAGGCGAAAGTATGGGGTTGACATTAACAGGCGCTGCCAATTGGCTCGCTCTGGAGAATTTTACGGTGACTTTGTCGCGTATAGCTCCACCGATATATACCGCCTTTCTGACGACTGGTTGGACCACTGTTGCGCCTACTGCGACTTTGTAAATTTACTTTTGGTAGCTAAATGGTTGATGAGTAAACCTTAAACTCACTCGTTAGGTGACGAATTTCATCTATCACACCGGTGTTCAACCAGATGCGTAGCTATCGTCGAGAGGCTGGGGAGCCGACTCGTGCAACGGTGAGGTGGTACGGCTGGTATCGGATTGTGTAAAAATATTTAGCATAGAAACCCTGTGGAGCCCCTCTAAATTTGCCTTGAGGGGACGTGCCGTGCAAACCGGCAAC